GGACTCTGCCACCCACCAACATTAGATTTATTTGCACCCAGAGATGTATTCAGTACATCATTATGCACATAGTCTTGTATGGTCTTTATATCCAGTTTGAGTATGTAATCTTGTACCATTTATACTTTAAAACCCTCATAGTCATTCTTTTCACCGAATGATGTTTTATCAAATACTGGTTGTCCGTCATCTGATAACTCTTGTGATGTTACATCATACAACCTCATCTTCGCTCTGTCAATACCTAATACAAATCTTTTATTAACAGTTGGATCGTTGTATCTATTCTTCAATTGTTTTACTGCAATCTGGTTCAAGTCATCTAGTTCCTCTGTACTAATCAATGCAAACATGAGGTCAGCTGTCGCTGGTAATCCAAAACTTTCTGACGTATCTTCCAGACCAATATCACTTGATACGAAACCAGAGCGAGTAGTCTGAGTTGCAGACATAATAGGAACATTTGTTTCTACTGCAAGTCCTCTAAGTTCTTCTGCAATCGACTTAACCAGAGTATACGAGTTGATATTCGCACCACCCTTGAACCTTGATGATGCACAGATATTGAGATAGTCAACAAACACGATATCTGGTTTGAAAGATTTCTTGATTGCAAGTTCCTTGATAAGACCACGAAAGTGATTACTGTTTGCAGATGCAGTAGGATATTCTTTGACAATCAGTTTACCAGATGTCTGTTTGATGATACTTGCGATTTTGTCATCAAACATTTTCTTTGGTAGTTCGTGTAAATCTTCCATAGAAATATTCATAAGGTTCGCATCTATTCTTTCTGCGATACGTTCTTCTGCCATCTCCAAAGTAATATACAATACACTCTTACCTTGTGATAAACAGTTTGCAGCCATGTGACACATAAACAATGATTTACCAACACCAGTTCCAGCGAGTGCGATATTCAATGTCTTTGGTGGTAATCCACCTTTAGTAATCTTGTTGAAAAAGTCTAAGTCGAATGGTATGCGTTCTTCTATCTTGTGATAGAACTCATATCGTGACTCTGAGTCTGCAAGATAATCATGTCCAACTGCATTGTCAAAACAAACTGCAAGTGCATCTGTTAGTATACTTGGTATCGAGTCTGGTGTTTTATTTTTATCTTTACCATCTATGATACTGATACCTTCTACGATTGCATTGTAGATAGCTTTGTCTTTACAAAACTTTTCTGTCGTATCAACCAACCAATCAAAGTCTACATCTGTTGGACTCAATGTCTGTATGATATCGACTATCTTTTTGTATTCTGTATCAGTTAGGTCTTTACGTTCACCAACTTCAATCTCAAGTGCATGACTCGTTGGTATCTTTTTATATTTGTCTACAAAGTTAGTTATCTCTTCAAAGATAATCTTTTCTTCTCTATCATCAAAATAATCTTTCTTGATGAAAGGTAGAACTTTCTTTGCATAATCTTCGTTAGTTATTAGGTTAGTGAGAGCTGTTCTCTCTATTGATTGGTTCAACTATATCCCCCTCTTGTCTGTCAATTATATCTACGAGAATATCTCCGATTAGTTTGAAAAACTCATCATTGAAACTCTCTCTTGGTACTAAATTACTATCTAGTATATCATACTCAAATCGAAAAGGCAATGTCCCATTTGATTTTTCTTCACCTACAGAAACTTTACCATATTTGTAAACGACACCAGCAAATGGCCCTTCTTTGATACCTACACATTGCATATCCTCGTTACGAGTTGTAATGAAAACGTATTTGTCACGAATACTCATTTATACATACCATCTTCATCAAATTCTTGTTCTGTTTTATTACCCCAATAAACAAGAACTTGAGCACGACAACTTGGACAAGAAAGATTTGTCAAAATCGTATGTTCCTCATCATCTTCTAAATCGTGGTCACCACCCCAAATAAGATTTCCATTACAATTATAACAAGTCATTTGATGTGAGCGTTTTGTTTCGTCTACATTGCGTGTTTGTAAATCATCTTTCATTTCTTCTCCGTAACTCAATGCGTTTTTATTCCAAAATGAATTTGAACTTGGGGGTTTATCAAAAAGTCCGTCTTTACTCACTTGATGCTCTTCTCCAATATTGTTTCGCCTTGATTTTTATAAAAGGTTTATGTGTTTCACTTTTAAGTGGATTAGGTACTGTTAGTACAACATTTTTACCCTTGAGGTATGCATCAAACTGATTATAAAGACCTTCATTTTCTTTTCTTTCTAAACGTAATATCTTTGTCCACTTTTTTGACACATTTCGTCTTTCACCTTTTGAAGTGTAACTATCTCTAGATTTTCCTCTACCCATTTTTAAACCTCATTCTTATCAATGTTTCGTTTTATTTGCAAACAGTAAATAGTTTTTACTGTATGTGCAGAAGGATAAACTGTTTTACCATATTCTTTAAGTGCATCTATATTTTGGTCTATATGGTCACTACAACCTTGCACAGTTTCAAAGTACAAAGGTAAACCATGTAAATGTGTAATCTCTACCGAGTCATTTGATGGTGTTGCAGTAGGGTCAGCCCAAAACATTACGATTGCAATAATATAAACTTTAACCATAATATTCCTTTATCTTTTCTTTGATTTCACTCACTCTTTCTTTGAGAACATTTACAGCAGTTCGTAAATGACCTGTGTCCTCTGGTTGAAATCGAGATTCTATAATTGCAATCTCTTCCATTAAAAATACGAGTCTATCGACATCACTTAATTCATTTTCTTTCATGATTTACCTTTCTTTTTTTTCTTCAAAATTTTCATTCAAAGTAAAATTAACTTTACCTTTTTCTTTTGTATAAAAAGTTTCATTTTTTGATTTACTCAAGTCTCCAGCCACAAAATGATTTTTGTCAGAGAGTATTCTATATGTCCCATTAAATGCAATGCATCTTCTTTCTTCTTTTCCTATGAATGGATATACTGTGTGTAATAGGTAAGACGGAAACATAACCATCATACCAACCATTGGTGTCATTGAAATTATACCTTTTTCTAACACATCAAAATTTCTCTGACCTATTGAACTATGAACAAATGCAATATCACCATCATTGTCATCTTTACCTTTTTTTGATTCAATATTTCTTCTACCCTTTACATCTGGCATTTTAAGATAAATAACACCACTTATTTCACAACCAGTATGATTGTGCAATGGATTATACTCATTTTCATACTGAGATACAACCCATGCAGAATTAAGATTAGATTCATAACTCCAAGTTTCATTAAACATATTATGTTGTTTTGCACATTGCAGTATATAACTTCTCAGACAAGACTCCAGCATTTGATCTACACCAAACTCATCCATATCCGATTTATATATTCTTAACTCTTTGTCTATGACACCAGCAAGACTTTGACCATGTGACTCAGATTTTTTATCGTCTATGATTTTATCTGTCATTTTTATAAGTGCATTTGTTACATCATCTGCAAGCATTACATTTGCAAAGAAAGGCCCAAAATGTTTCTGCACTTGAAAAATTGGTGGTGGTGTTTGAATTTGTTCTGTCATTATAATGTTCCTTGTAAAAAGTTTAGAAACAATGCAACAGTAAATAGAAATGTACCGACACCAACTAATCCTAATATTATATTTTGTAAATTTTTCATTATATTACTCCACAATTCGCAATGCAGACCCAGCCTGCATTTTCATTTATTCGTTCTAAAAATCCCAACATCAATGTTGTCATTAAAAGTATTTCCATTATATAGTATCCCCATCTTTATCATATTCTTTGTGTAGTTTCATATAATACTTCAACTCATTAAAGAATACATCTGCGTGTCCTTTGAACGCATGACTTTTGAGTTTGTGTTCTTTCATATACTGTTCTATAGTAACGATAGCTTCATTTACTTTATCGTTTGATGTCTTTTCTTTGGTCGTGTTGTTTTCGCCACTCATGATATGCACTCATTCTGATTGTATAAATTGCAACTTTAGGAAACTGTTCGATTAGGTCATATCTCTTTGCAATATAGTCTAACCAATAGTTGTCGTTAAGTCGCATATTTAAATATTGTTGAAATGTCATTGTTATCAATATACCACAGAATGTCTAATGTGTCAAGACTTGTCGTGTACATTATAAAATATA